GGCCCCATGCTGCTGCCGCCGCCTGTGGATTTCCACAGGCCGGCAGCGCGCAGAAGGGCAATGAATGGCCCTGCGCCTGCGGGAAGTTGTGTCGTGCCGCCTGCAAAACCGGGGATACCCATCGCCCGCGTGTCGCGGTTGCTGTAGATGGCCGTCCCGCGGGGCAACACTGCCAGTTCCGGCCCTGCCTCGCCAACCAGGGCAAGCCCGCCGCCAAAGAAGCCGTCACCGATGGCGCGCTTGCGTTTGGGTGCAGGGCCACCAGTGCTGCTTGTTTTGGGGGAGTTCCAGGGCACATATTCGGGCGGTGGCGCGGTCACGTCAATAGGTAACGACGTGCCGCTTGGCAAGCCTAACGGCTGCGTGTCGGGGGTGTATGCCGTGGTTACATTAAGCGTTACGGGGTTGGCGCTGAAATATCCCTGCACGCTTGTCCATAGGCTGCTGAACGCGCTCGACAGCCAGTCGCCCGACAGCATGATCGCCTTTAAGAAATACGTTTGCAGGTCGGTGTAGAGTCCGGTAGTTGTGCCGGTTTTCCACGCGCCCGCCAGTTCAACGGGTTCAATCAATGCCGCTTGTATGCCCGCCAACAGGCTCGTACCTATCGTAGATAACCCCGTTAGTGCAGGTGTCCATGTCGAAAAAGCTACATCCAGGTTGGCTGTATACTGCACGCCCCACGTCTGAGCGCGCGCCCCAATCGCTGCAAATTGCTTGTCTAGTTCAATGCGTGTCTGCTGTCCGAGTTCGTAGCCGAACCCCTTTGCCCCGCCCTTGGTTGCCGCTTCGAGCAGGCTCGTAATAGTGGCTTGGTTTTCAGGCGAAATGTTGGCGCTGATTTCCAGCGGCGGCAAACCCGCGCCGAGTTCCAACTTTGTCGCCGTCGCCGTCGTTTCGATGCTCCAACCACCTTCGGGAGCCTCAATCTTGGTAAATACTGGCGTTACCGTGACTTTGAAATCGGCCCCGGACGCTGCCGCTACACCCTGTAGGGCAACCAACCATGCAGGCGCGCCAGCGTTCAGTAGCGGCTGGATGGCACTGTCGATGCGCTCCATTGCGCCGGCGGCGGCCTCTAGCTGTTCGCCGGTGAAACTGCCTAGCGTTGCCGACCACGATTCAAGCCCCGCCTTGAACTCGGGTGCGGTAACGATGCTGGTCAGCGCCGCCATGGGGCCTGCAAGCTGCTCAAACATGCCCGTGAACAGCGTGCGGCCTACGATGTCCTGTATCTCTTGCAGGCTGGACAGCATCCCCGAAAAGGACGTCGCACTAGCCGCGCCAGCGCCCGCGTAGAGCTTCTCCGTGTCGCTGATGATGGCGTTGATGGCAAAGTCTGCGGAGATTGCGCCTTTGGAAATGTCCTTGTACAGCGCATCGCCCGTCTTGCCGGTCGCCTGCTGCAGGATCCGCATGGCATCGACGCCGGATTCAGTCAGCTGATTGATTTCCTCCAAGCTGACCTTGCCCTTGGTCCGCATCTGCCCAAGTGCCCGGTTAATGCGCTCGATTGTCTCGCCACCCGCCCCCGTCGCCGTGGCAAAGTTGAGCATTGCGCCGGTCAGGCGCTGCGACTCTTTGGTGCTGAACCCCAGCGCCATCGCCAAGCGGAATGCATTGGCGACGTCATCCTGCCTGAATGGCGATGCAATGGCCAGCTTTTCAATCCAGCCCAGCAACTCCTTGGATTGCGTCTTCGTCTGCGCGAGCGCCTGCGTCATCGTCGTGGCGCTGCCGCTTAGGATGGCTTGCTTGGCGGTCAGGGCATTGATCGACTGCCCTAGTCGCTCGTAGGCGGCGTAGGATTGCAGCGCCCCTTGCGCCATCTTGAGCACGCCAAAGCCGGCCGCCGCCGTGAGCCCTGCCGCAGCAGCACCCACGCCGATGATGGCCTTCTCCATCGTCGTGAAGCCGCCGGCCGCCGACGCCGCGCCCTTGCCCAGCCCTTCGATGTTGCGCTTGGCGCTGGCAAGGCCGGGGCCGGTCTTATCCTCTACAACTATGCCAACCTTGACTTCATCGCCCACAGTGCCGCCCCTTACCTGCTCAAAGCGTTACGCGCTTCGTTCATCTGCGCATCGCGCCGGTTACGCTCTGCCGTCCAGTGCTGGTCCGCCGCCGTGCGGGCACAGATTTCTTCGACCAAATCCGCCGGCGCCTCGCACAAATCCCGCCAGCTCCAACCGTATTCCCGCATGATTGCCAGCAGCACCCCGTAGCGGGTCGGCGTGGATACGTTCTCCGAATCGTGCATAATCCGGTCTTCGTACCCACGCCATATCAGTTTCCCTCGTCGTCACCTAACCAAATCATAGATGCTGCTTCCTCCATGATCTTGTTGGTGACATCCAACGGCAAGAGCATAAAGTTTTCGCGTGTCACCGGCTGACCCTCAAAGTCTGGTCCGTCCCAAGACACTATCGCCTTGACAGTCATCTCGGCACGTAACGCAAACTCGTCTACTGCCCGCCCGTTACCTGATATCGCGGCGCGTGCTTCGTACACATCGCCAAACGTAGGCATACGCAGCGTTACGCTGTTGCCATGCTTCAGGTCAACTACCTTCGTCTTGCCAGTGAAGAATCCCATGCGCCCCCTTACGGCAGTGTCGATACTGAGTTGACGACTGTGCAATTCCAGAACAGCGTGTCGGCGCTGCTGTAGACCGCGTGGCCCGATAACTGCACGGTCGTGTTGCCGTCGGCGTTGGTGTAGTCGCCTACGCTGTCGTAGACGCCGGCCCACGTCATGCTAAACTCTTTGCTGCCGCTGCCGGTGCACTTGGTCTTGAACAGCCGCACCGCCCGGTTGGTGAATGCCGTGCGTTCGGTGCTGACCATCGAAGCCGCGCCGTCCTTCTCCAACTCCATCGTCAGCGTGAAGGTGATTTCCGGCTTGGTCCACTTGTAGGTGGCGTGGTACAGGTTGCCGTCGCCGACGGGCAAGGGAATGAGCCCCGTCTTGACCCGCACCTGCGACCCCATGAACACGCCGCTTTTCTGCGTGGTGCCCACCGTGCCGCCCGTGGCGTCGATGTACAGCAGCGTCTTAGGAATCAACGCCTCTTCCACCGTGACGAGCGTGGACAGCGCCGTCGGTGTCGTGGTGACGGGGCGCCGGCCAAACCAGGTGCTGCTCATCTTCCACGCCTCGCGGGCGTTGCCCTCGAAGGTGAACTCTTCGACCAGGGCGCCGGTCATCTTCAAGGCGTCCACGTCGGCCAGGTTGTTGTACGTCTCGATCGTGTACGACTTCGGCGTCGGCACCGTGTTGTCGGTGGGGTACGCGTACGCGCGCGTGTACGTGCCGGTCGGGGTGACGGTTTTGACGCCGGCCTCGAGGATGTGACACACCTGCTCGAACGTGAGTTCGGTGGAGGGCATCGCCAAGCGCCCCATGTGCTTGGTGAAGTAGGTGCGCTCTGCCTGCACAAGCAAGCCGATGTTCTCGTCAACGGTGACGACTTCGCTGCTGTCCTCTACCATGCTGAACGGGCCGCGCCAAAGCGTAGTCGCCGCGACGCCCGTACCGAACGCTGATTCCCGCCCGAGGGCGGTCTTGTTCATCGTAAATGGGCCATATGATGATGCCACGGTTATTCCTCCTGCGCGGCTTCCTGTGCCGGCTGCTGCTTGCCCTTCGACGCCTGCGCCGGCTGTGGCACTGGCTCGTACATCTGCGTGTGGGTGGTCGCTTCCTGGTCGGCAATGAGCGCGCCGTACTGCGCCGCCTCTGCCGCGGTCAGGTCGCGGGCGGGCACGCCGTGGATGAAGGCGCCGCCCAAGTACCTCAAAACGATGTCGCTCATTGCTCGATTACCTTTACTGTTACCTCGAACCGCATTCCATAGTGCGTTACGTTGTTGTACTGCAAGCCCAGCGCCCGGTAGATGATGGGCCATCGAATGTGCGTCACCTTGCCGCCTAGCAGCGGGTCGGCCTTGAGCGCCGCGAGCATCCTGTCCGGCCAAACCTTCGCGCCGTCTACCGCCTGCGCCGTGATGTTAGGCGCCTGGTAGATTTCGACGGCGATGGTATGGAACGCCAGCCCACCCGCGCCGGTGTCGCTCATTTCGCCATTCGACGCCACCACGAACGCGCAGGGGAACTCGCTTAAGGAAGCCGGCGGGTCGGTGTAGACGCGGCTCAAGCCCGCCATAGTCTCCACTGCCGTGCGCAGCCCGTCGATTGCGGTAGCCAACGTCATAGCAGCCGCACCCCCACGCGGAAGGGCGCCAGCAACGCGACGACCTGTTTCGGCATACTCTCGCTGTACATCATCTGCCCGATTTCGGCGTTATTGTTGGCATCCTGCAGCCCCGCCTGGTAGCGCTTGAACATCCACGCTGCCAGCATGACCGCCGCCTCCTTGACGGGCGTGGGGGCGGTGGTCGACCATCCCCATTTGCCCGTGACGCTGTACAAGCCATCCTGCACCCACTGCCAGCCAGGGCCGGTGCTCAACATCCGTATCGTCCAGTAGTGCCCGGCGTTGAGGGGGTAGAGCCGCACCGTCGTCTTGTCGATGGCCGTGCCGTCGCCGTTGGTCAGGCTGGTCAAGCTCACCAGCGGCATGTCGAGGTGCAGCGCCCCATCGTCGATGGCGCAGGCGTCGAACTGGCGTGTGCTGTCGGCCGTCACCGCAAAGCCACCGGGGATCACGGCGCAGTGCGCGTCAATCCAGCGGCTTGCCGAGTCGGCCAACGTGGTCAGCCAGCCGTCATCCTGCGTGCCGGCGATGTTGAGCGCGACCGCGACGTCGTTGGCGGTGCAGTAGGCCACGGTCATAGCGCGCCCCCGCTGCTTTGCCGCTTGCGTGGCGCCGGTGTAGGCGGCTTTGGCAATGCGGGCGTGATTGCTGGCGGTGCCGGGGCCGGGGCAAACGCCACCGCCCGCCCTTCGTCAATCAGGGCCTGCGCCGTGGCTGGCTCAAACTCCACGACCGCGCCTGCCAGGAAGAAGTCTTCCCTGGTGAGCTTGCCCCGATAGTCAACCAGAAAACACACCCGCATTGCTCTGTCTCCCTTAGCCGAACGTGACGTTCGTGTTGGTCAGCACCAGCCACTCGCCGCCGTAGGCCACGCACGAAAAGCCGTTGCCGATGGCCGCACCGAACGTGCCCACGTCGCCGGCACCGTCGGCAGCATTGAAGCCGATAGTCGCCGCCGTCACCGTGTGCGCCGCGGCGGTTGCGCTGATAATGCGAATGAGCGTGCCATTCTGTGCCGTGGTCGGCGTGCCAAGTGTCAGCGCTGCCGCCGTGCCCTTGGTGATGACCACGATGCCGCTCTGGATGGTGATGGCGCCGTCTGCCGACGCTGCCGTTACGTATTCGGGCGCGGTCAGCAGGTCCGCTTGTGTACTCACCCCTGCCTTGAGGTTATATAGTTGAGGCATTGTCAGTCCTCCCGGTTAAGGGGAGGTGTTACCCTCCCCCGTTACCTAGCCCTAGCTCAGGGTTACGTTGTACGAAATCGCAGCGGCTTCGTTGTCGCGGTTGATCATGCCGACGCGCATGTTCACGACAATCAGCGTGGAGTCGGACAGCGGCTCACGCTGAATCTCGAAGTTCATCATGCGCTTGTAGCCGAAGCGCCACTGGTCCCAGCGGACGGCCAGGATGGCGCCGGCGACGTTGTTGCTGGCGGTGTCGAGGTCGACCTTGCCCGCCGTGTTCGCCTTCAAGCCATACGTAGCGTCCTGGTTGGCCCGGTGCATGTTCGGCGTGGCAATCAGCTCGCGCCCGTAGACGCTGGTCAGCGTGCCGTTCTCAATGGTGGGCTGAGCGAACACGTCGCGGGTCTTCAGCTCTGCCAACTCGAACGACTTCCAGTAGGTGTGCATGTCGGTGATGAACGACACGGCGTTGCGGTCGGCGGCGTTCTTGCCGGCCATGCCCAGCAGCTTCAACGTCTCGAGGTAGTCCTCGATGGCCAGCGTGCCGGCGCTGCGGCTGTTGGCGGTGTTGGTCACCAGGGCCAGCTTGCGGAAGCCGTTCATGACCAGGTACACGGCGGTCGCAGCAGGCGTGCCGGCGATGTTGTTGATGTTCGTGGTCGCCGTGGTGACGGTATCGCCGTCGATGACCAGGTGTTCCAGAATCTCCGCTGCCTCGTTGGTGAGGTCGCGGCGCAGCTCCTGCACCCACGGGATGAACGAATCCTCGTCCAGCTCGCTTGACCAGTTGACCGCTGCGCCCAGCTTGGAGACGGTCAGCGATTGCGCCGACGTGCCCAGCTTGCCAGTGGTGTAGGTGACCGTGGTGCGGCCGGGGTTCGCATCCTGCGCGGTCGCCTGCGCCACCTTGTAGAAGGTCGGGGATGCGCCCAGCAACGGGATGCTGACGGACTCGGACCCCTGCGGCACGGTCACGGTCGGGATTTTGCCGACGATGGGCGTGGCCAGGCGAATCTTGTCCCACAGCGCGTTGCTGTAGGTCACGCCGATCCACTCGTCGCCGTAGGTGGCGTAGGTGCTGTAGTTCAGCTCATTCGCCTTGACGGCCTTGCCGCCGTGCGCCTTCGCCTGTGCCATCTTCAATGTGCCCTTGGCGGCGCCGTACTCGGGCTTTTTGCCTTCGTCGGACTCGCCGAGGCGCACGGTCAGCGCCTGCAGCAGTTCCAGGCTGGGGCCTTCGGTCTTGCCGGCCATCTTCGCAGCCTTGCCCAGCGCGGCCATCACGGCGAGGTCGGCAATCTCCAGGTTGTCGAACTTGGCAATCTCGCCGTATTCGGCAACGTGCGGGGCGCCGGTCATGCCGCCGGGGATGCGCTGGCTGGCAGCCTGTTCCGCCTTAACGGCGTCAATCTGCGCCTGCATCTCAGCGGCCTTGGCGGCGACCGCGGCGTCGATGCGCTGCTGTTCGGCAGCCTTGGCGGCGGCGACTTCTTCGTTCTGCTTGCGCTGGCGCTCGAATTCAGCCGCGACAAGCTCCTGTACTGTAGGTTCCATCTTCTTGCCCTCCATAGGGGTGTCTGTAGTTGCTTGTACATGGGGAGTGTCATCAGCCTTCGCCGCAACCACACTTTGCTTTTCGCCTTCTGTGGTTGCCTCCGGTTGTGCTGCGTCCTCACCCTCTATGTCATCAGGTAGGCTCATGCCCGCCTGCGCATATACTGCTTTCATCACCGGCAGCGCCACCGCATACTGGTTGGCCGGCTGCCGCTTGCCCACCGCATCGAAGATGCTCAACTCTGCGACCGGCCAGTGCGTGATATGCCCATCCCGTGCTACCCGGCGCATGTGGGCGAGACTGCCGCTGCTCGCGCGGGCGATGCCGTTCTTCGCCGCATCCCACACACGGCGGGCATAGTCGTTGGCCTGGTCAAGCACGACGCGGAACCACACGCCATCCGGCTTGAGTTCGTAGCCCGTCGTCTTGCCGATGATTTGCGGCTCACTGGCCGGCTGCCCGTTTTCGTCGTAGCCGTGGTAGTAGACGGCGGGCACGGTCGGGTACTTGTCCAGGTACAGCTTGGTCTGCGCACTGAAGTATTCGCCGTCACTGTCCCGGCCGCCGTTGGGCCCGCCATAGGGCACGCCCAGTACGTCCAGTTCCCAGGTGTCGGTGTCGCTCTTGATGGCGATTACGGCGTAGTCGGTCATGTCAACCCCCACTCGGACCCGCCGCGAGTGCCGCCCGAATTGCCTTGCGGAACCGCAGCACTATCTCGTCGCGGCGCTTGCCGAACGCCTGCTCGTCAGTCAGCCAGTTGCCTTGATGGATCCGCGCCTGCGATTCGGCGTTCTGTACCCACTTGGCGTACTTCATATTCGTGCCGATGCGCCCGTACATGCCGCTGCCGGTTTCGTCAATTCGGGCAATCCACGACTGGCCCAACTTGCCGGTACGCACATAGGGGATTTCGATGATTCCCTGCTTAAGTGCCCAAAAGAAGTACCGGCGCTGCTTTGCGCTCTTAAACCGCACCTTGCCCGTGCTAGGCGGCGGGTAGTCGGTCAAGTCGTCATGGAGAGTCAGCAGCGAGGCCTCCATCGGCGGGCGCAGCGTGCGCATCACGGCGCTATGGTCAAGGCGGTTGAACAGCTTGGTCACGGCGCCATCGTTGATTTCGACGCGGTAGGTGATCATGCTAGTAACCCCCGCGCACATGTGGTATAATGAAGTGGCTTAGGACACGCTTGCGCTTGATGGTTGGCCCACAACCTGATATAGTTATGTATGCCTCCTGTCGGCCCGGCGTGTCCTAAGCACACATGCCAACCATCTGACAGGAGGTTTCTTTTATGCCCCTCTACCCCTGCTCCGCTTGCGGCAAGCCGATTGATGTAACGGAATCCCGCCGCAAGAAAAGCGTTCACATTTTCTGCTCCGACGAATGCCGTTGGACTCCATTCATACCGAAGCGATGTGTCGTTTGCGGTAATACCTTCCTGACAACTGCCGGTCATGCGGGCAAAGCCAAGTACTGCTCGCACGATTGTTTCCTTACCCACAATCGAGAGGGTGAAGTTCACAAAAAAGCACCCAAAATAACCCGCACTTGCCAGCATTGCGGCAAGCAATTCGATGTCCGTAAGAGTGTCGGAAAGAACGCGTCCTACTGCTCTAAGGAATGTTTTCATGCATCCGGCAAGCTTGGTGGAATAGGCCCCAACAATCCCCACTGGAAAGAGAAAGTCTTGATAACTTGCGCCTACTGCGGCAAGGAATTTGAAACAGTCCCATCCCGCGGAGAGCGTAAAAAATATTGCTGTAAGAAGCACGCGGTTCTTGGAAACCTCAAGCGTTTCGCCTCTGGTCAGCGCACCGACATCGAGAGCGCAATGGCTGATGCCCTGCGTAAGAGCCACATCGCCTTCAATGAGCAAGTCGTCATGTTTGATAAGTTCATGGTCGACTTCAAGCTGACTAACTACCCCATCATCGTGCAATGCGACGGCGTATACTGGCACAGCAGTCCAGGCGCCAAACGCAGAGATAAAGGACAAGACGCCTATCTTGTGAAAGCCGGTTATGTGGTTCTTCGCTTCACTGACCGTCAAGTTCTTCATCAAATGCCGTCTTGTATCCAACTAATCAAACAAACCATCAAGAACCCGCAACAACCTCGACTTATCCAGGGCTGACCACCTGTGCTGATATGCGGCACCGACAGCCGGGGTGACTTGGCGGGATTTCGAACGTTCGCTTTAGCTTGCCTTGAATCTCCGTAGGCAGTTCGTCATAGAACCGCCCACCCTCTAAAGACACAATCTTGCCGTCCAACTCGCGGCAGATAGGGCATACTTTTTCCCCATCATTTACCGTCTTCCACACCATGCCCGTCACGACGCCGGATTCGCGGAACCCTTGCCGGCTGCCCTCGGCGGCGCTGCGCGTCGTCTCCGTCTGCGCAATTAGCTTTGCGCGCTTCTTATTGAATGCCGGTTGCAAGTCGTCAATCAACGCACTCAATGGTTCGCCATTGCCGTACCAACGCTCCACCGCCTGCTGTACGGCCTGCTTGGTCGTGTCGTTAATGTTGGTAATCAGCTC